AGCATTAGTTGGATTGAAGACGGTAACATTTCTATTACCAGAGTACTCAGCAACACCTGTGTTGAAGTGACCATTGTTTAGAATTCTCTCAGAATCCCAAGTATAGATGTCTGTCGTACCAAATCTGTAGAAAACAATGATCTTGTTCTCACCAAGTGCGTACGCTGTATCTAAGCTTTCAACAGTAAGGGCTACTGCTGTCGCACCGTCTCTATCAATCTCGGCTACAGCCACGCTATTAGCTGGAAGTGAAGCCGTAAGAGTAAGAACTTGGTCAGGAGAACTTGGCTTCTCTATAGTAAGAGTACCAGAAGCTGTGATATCCTGAAGAAGTGGATTGCCACCATTAGTCTCATGGGTGATATTGACTTCACCAATAAGTCTCAGGCCACGATCTTGAACGCGGTCAGCCATCATAGCAGTTAGCTTAGCAGCTCGATCTGTTAGGTTATCTGATTCGAGAGAATTAAAGTTAGCATGACCATTAAGGGCATTATAACCATTTGGAGTATTGTAGATAGGAGAGGTTTGAGCTAGAGAATCCATACCAATGAAGTCAAGTATGTTACTTGTTTCTGGATCACCTATGTTAATCTGCTCACCCTGTACAACCTTAGCGAATCCGAAGGAAACACGAACATTAACACGTGGAAGTTCCACGGTGCCAGTACTGTTTGCTGGAACTACAAGAGCTGAAGCAACTGGAATTTGGATAGTTGTATCAGATCGGACGTTGCAGAGGTATCCGCCATCGTATCCACTAAGTGTATCAGCAAGAACGATTCGTTGATCAGTCTCGAATCCATGTTCAGCTGATTCTAAACCGAAACCATCAGAGGTTGCAGTAGCATCGGTTGTAACAATGGCGTAGTGAGCAGCAACTGCTGCTTCATCTGCTGAAATAGTTGCAGTATTAATATAGAAGACATCTGTATCCTCTACTTCAACTTGGTGTGTTCCGGCCCATGCACCAGCTGTAATAGTAATGCGGTCACGATCTACGAGGCCGTGACCTACATCAGTACATGTTAGTCTTTCACCATCAGCATCTGTAAGAGCCAGAGTCAGATCAGTCCTAACAACCGATCCTTGAGCTACAATAGTATCGAAGCGATGTGCGAACCAATAAAAGTCACCACCAATAGCTGTAATAGCAGCTGCATCTCTAGTAGAGATTACTGCATCTGTCTGAAGGAATTCGCCCTTCGTGTAGACAGCTAAGAATGCACCTGTAGCTCCAGCATATCCTGCACTCAACTTAATTGATCGAGCAAGAGGTCCAGTTGTTGTTGCACCAGCAAGAGCTGGTAGAGTGTAGAGTTCTTCTACTCTTAAGTAGAGTACATCATCATCAATCTTTTGCTTGATCCAGTCACCTTGAGACAGATTATCAAAGGCTCCAATTGGACCATTAACGGCTGTTGACCCGTTAACCCAGTCAACCTTAGTGGTTGTACCGTTCATCTCAGCATCGCGAATGAGCTGGAAGTAAGCTACAGTATCATTCGTAGTAACGTCTAGAGTACCAGCTCTAAAGATGATCTGACGAGGATCTATAAGCGTATTGTATTTGATATCTTCTGACCAAGTAACTCGACCAGCGACTGTATTATCGTGCTCCCAATCACCTTTACAGTGAAGAGTACTGCCAAGAGTATCTTTGAATACATTGCCCAAACTTGGTCCAGGGCCACCGAGACCTTCGTACCAGAATGTAGCACCAGAAAGTTCTTGAATTCGTGTCATTACAACATCCATCCACTCTTTCAGGCTATTTATATTCTTATCACCACCCTGGAATGGGTTAGGTTGAGCTGCATTAGTCATAATTCCAGGTGGTTCTAATCGGGCATATGCTGGAGCAGGTTCTTCAGGAAAATTAAAAGTATTGAATGGATCTGAGTTCAGGCCTCCAGTTCCTAAACGGAACATCAGGTTACGAGTATCCTCAATAGACGTAATTACAGCAGGACCTACAGTGACTTTAGCAATCGGAACAGTATTATCAGGGAATGAGGATACAGAGGTTCCAATCTGTACAGTTAGTACAGATTCAGTATTGATATCTTGGCTAAATTCGCCACCTTCTCCACCGTTCTGATCTGGATCCCAGAATGCCCTTGAATCTTGTGCGGTATCACCTGTGGTGAATGTAGCATAGATAAAGTTTACAGCATTCTTACGGAGTTCTGGGATTAAAGGGAGTGCATTAACATTGCCTTCTTCTAATCCAACAAAAAAGGATCCAGAAGAAGAGCTGGGAAAATATACCGAAGAATCTGCAATACGGATTGAGAGACTCTCAGTTGCTATAGAGTCCTGAGGCTGAATTACATCAAAACCCTTTAAAATATAAGGGGTTGTGCCGCCTACGAACGTTTGAATGAGAAATTTGAAGTCAGCGGCTGTGAAAGAATCTACCGACAGCATGTCCGGTAAATCTAATCTTTCTGCACTGCTTAATTGTAATCTACCTAAAACAGCCAAAATCTGTCTCCATTATCTAATGTCACTTAAATTATACCGCGTAACGCTACAAGAGCGCAGCACATCTAGCCCGCTCTGCATCATTTATAGGCTCTAATGTATCACTGCAGCTTCTATAAATATCTGATGCGGCATATACTTGTTCTGGATATCTAACTAAAAAGTTAATGAAGATACCTACTGACTTCACTTGAAGCATAAGTGTCTGCAAAATCTCCCTAGCAATACTGGGATCTGTGAGGTATGGAGCATATTCAGTACCCAAACCACTCATTACGTGGGCTCCACGTCTACGTATAGCTGTAATAGCAGACCCACTATCGTGATTATTTCTAAATACATAGGATGGATCCATCTGCATTGTTCCTTCTGTAGGCTTAAATAGATATCTGACTGGACCTTCTTCATTCTCAGTGCCAAAGTCAAATATAACAAAGCCTTCTTCGTCAGGAATATTATTTGGAGTGGCAATTGGCAATGTTTTCACTGTGTTGCCTGCTTTAATCTCTTGATTTATAGTAGAAGTCAAAGATGACAGTACAAAAGCCGCAGTTTGATCCCAAATATAAGGGCCAATTACACCTGTACTTAGTTGAGATGTTGTTAAATAGGCTAAAGACCCATTATTGGCCATTCCTATCTTCTCTAATCTAGCCGTTCCACCTACAGATTCACCTTCATCCCCAGCGGAGATATAAGTGAAAGTTGTAGTTGTGGGGACTGAAGTTATTATGAAGTTACCGTTTACAGGGATAGTTAGGTCGATTGCTGGATCACCATCAATAGCCGCAATCGAGTCAGTGATAGCTACGCCTTCGCCTACTGTAAACTCATGATCTGTAGCCGTAGTTACAGTTACAGTATCGGCTGTATCTCTATTTGCAGTTAATATAGTAGGCTCGAACAACCCAGCACCAATAGGCAGATTGGGGGTAATTCCAGACAATATATTTCCTACACGAGATGTATATGAATATTTCTGAGACTTATCAAATCTAGTTCTCTGTCGTGTCGTATCTGAAGTGTCCTCTGATACTGTAACATAATGTGTTTGAATCTCATTTACAGTTTGTAAGACAAATTGTCCGCCTGCTGTAGGCCAATCATCGCCTTCTAATAATTCAGCCGACGTATCACTGATTCTATCGATAAAGGGGGAAACAATCCCGTTAATATGGGCAGAACCAAATAGAGCTCTTTTTACAACAGGCGGTGAAGCAGGCATTTCTACAATAATCTCACCAGGGGTTACTTCCCAAACAACAGCTCGTGTATCTCTCTTAAATACAACAATTTTCTCTGGAGACATGAAGGATACAGAAGTACCTGGATTCGCGCCATGGTCAAATACCATAGGGGTTGCGAACAGGTTTATAAACTGAAATGTAGCTGCACCGACATCTACATTTGTTATGATAAAGGAGCCTTCATTACCTGGAATATCGATCACTGCAGTATCTCCTGCTGCAATAAGACTTAAATTAGGTGTATCACCTCCAATATGGGTGAAAGTTACTGTATCACCCACTTTTGCAATGTTCCAAATAGTCGTTGCGCCTGAACCAGCATCAGTATTGAAACCTTGATATTGCATAGCAATATTAGCTCTACCGCCAGTGATTTCCACAGAGCCCTTAGATCCTATAGTATTAGTAAAGATGCGAATATACTGCACTTGATTGATCCTATCGTCAAACGATATAGCAAAGCTATTAGTAGCTGTACGATTGATAGCACTAATCACTTCATCTATTGTAGCGTTCTCAATATCTACAAAATCTGCTGCAGTAAATGTAATAAATTCTTCATATACTCCATCTACTGTATAAGATAGAGTCCAACCATCTTTTAAGACAAAAGGCTGCCCAATGGTAGATTGGACGAAGGCAGTAGTTGCATCCTTAAAGAAAAAAATGTCAAGGAGCAAGTCAAGGACTAGTTTTACTTGTTTTGGTTGATAAGCTAGAACAGGAATATAATCCCTAAAGGCATCGTCATCCATACCTACAAATCTAGGCCTAGACACATTGAAGTTGGCGCCTAGTCTATCTATATATGGCCGAGCAGCACTGTTGACAAAGAATTGCTTGCGTACTTCACGTAGAAGTTGAACAAGCTCTTCATCACCATTTCCCATGGCCTCAATAACAGCCTTCCAATTAGGATTAACCCTCGTGTTATAGAATCGAGGGATATTCTTATGGATTTGGTCTACTTTTGTATTGTTATCAGTCATATTGCCCTTAAGCTACACTAATATCTGTTGGTTCAATAAATGCTTTTTCATTATCAGCGATTGAGATCCTTTCAGTACCAGGATCTGGAACATTGAAGGTTGCAGCTGCAACACCAGTGATATTCATGACTGCTACTATTATCTCTGACATGATAACGTCTGTACCTACACCTCTATCATTGACATAGTTGATAATGGCTGACCTGATATCACTACTAATTTCAGAAAGGTTAACACCCTCATTAGTAGTAGCTTCGATAGAAACAGTGATTCTCTTAATCAGTGGTGGTAGTATTTCTATAGCACCACCTACAGCTCTACGGCCAGGGTAAGTAGTAGGATCTGGTTCGTAACCGTCAACAACACGTTGAACTGTTCGTAATAACCCTGTGTAGTAAGTATACCCGTCAACACCAGTTGTTACATCTTCTGGGTAATTCATCTTACCTATCGGACTGATTGTTGTTCCATTTACTTGCGACATCTTGTAAATACGTGTTGCAGGGGTTAGGAAGTAAGTCCTTCTGTCTGCATTTAGGCTGTCTATAGCTAGATGCTCGAGTTTTCTAATAGTACGATACTTATCATTCTCGCTTTCTATCACGAAGAAGCCATTAGTCGTTACACCTAGGTTTCTATCTGCCTCAGTAAAGCCACTAGCGTTATTTACCCTAACGAAAGGAACATAAGTTGCAGCATCTGTACCTATCTGGGATACAGTAAACGTGCCAGCATTAACAGTACTGAACCAAGCAGTGTCTGCAATATTATCAACAAAGATACTATCATCTATAGCAGCACTATCTCCTTCGAGAATTGTTATGTCATCAAAGTCATTCAATATAACGCCTGTGCCGACATTACTGTTTTCATCAAAACTCACACCAGTTGAGATAGAAGCAATTCCACCGTAGTCATTACCAAGAATTATTACTTCAGCTAAATCAGCAGTGGTTGGTATGCCGCCCGCTGTTTGAAATCCAGATACCTGAACAAATAGCTCTTCACTGTCTTCCGGTTTCTTAACCCAATCACCAACAGTTAAATTCTTGAATGTACCAGCAATACCTATTATCAAGTTGCTGTTACCAGTCCACGTCGCTCCTATTCCTAGATTGTTAAAAGGCACAATTGTGTTTAGAGCTTCTGTAGCTGCAGAGTTTTCAAAGATAATACTATCATTGGTTATGCCTAAGATTCTGAAGACCCCAGCATTGTTACTCGTAAAGGTATCACCCTTGATGACTAACTTATCATCAACGGCTGCCCCGCAGTCGATAAACCCTGGAGCATCGCCATCCACATGAGATAGTTTCATCAGATCGTTAAATCCTAATGATTCCAACTTAAATCTAGTTTCAGTACGAGCTGCGCTGATTAGATTGCCGAGAGCAAAGACAGTAGAAGCTGTAGCAGAGGTGTAAGTAAACTGATATGGATTGAGCACATCAATAACTGTTACAGGTGAATCTATAGCCTCTGCATTAGTATCATTTAATGTAACAATATCACCTTCAGTTAGGCGGTTAGGGGTAACTGTTGTTACTGTTGCATTGCCAACTCCAGCTGCCGCTATAGTGATGTTATCTATAACTACCTTAGAAGAAGCCTTTAGATTCCACTTTAAGAATGGAACTGGGTGAATATTTATTGTCCCACTGCCGATAGCAACATCGGTCATTGCAGCACCTTCAGGATTTACTATGTCGATATAGTTACTAAGAGCATCTACTCCAATAATAGGTAGACCAGCTATTTCACCATCACCAGCTGCTCTTGCTATGTTACCAGAGTTCCAATCAGTAACTGTAGAGCCGAAAGCAAAGCCGCCGAATGGCATAAGCATGTCGCCTATAACAACATCCGAGAATCCTGCACCAAGGCTTTGTGCAGCAGCAAAAGAGCCTAAGAAAGCTAGTGATTCTGGAGAACCGCCACCAGTAAGTTCCGCTGTCAATTTATTTATTATTGTATCTTCTGAATCAGCTGCTGTAATATCAACTTCAATTTTATTTGTAGCAGCTATATATGTTGCTCCAGTAGGAGCAGCAGTTAAGTTATCAACATCAAACCATACAGCAAAAGTAGTGCCGTCGGCACTTTCAAAAGTAAAGTAATCACCATCAGCAGCCGTTGGAGATCCACTCACTGTCAATGTGAACGACTGGAATGTTCCTAATGCGCCAGTACCATCACCTGCTATCACATTTACTATCTCTAATGCAGCAGCATCCACACCACCAGCCGCTATCTCATCATCTGGTACAGCATGAACAGCAGCATTACTTAGATCTGTTATGTTCAGGTTTGAGCCGCCATCATTATGCGTCCAACGCCATACTGTTCCGGCAGGGCGACCATAAGTAGCTGAAGTATCAGCTATAGTGAATCTAACAAACTCACCTAAGTTTGTATTCTTAGCATTCCAAGTGTAATCGGTATCATCACCAATCCCTTTTATAACGCTAATTTTATCTATATTTGTTAAGCGAGACAATCTCTTAACAGTGTTACTGTTTTCTACAACAACATAATCTCCAGTAGTCATAGTTACAGGGAATGCAGCCACATTTGTCTCTACGTAGGTATCAGTACCTACAGTTGCTAACTCTGCTTCTCCGATGATAGAGAACGATATACCGTTAGCATTACCGCCAACGATCTCTACAGCTCCTTGAGAGCCTAGTAGAGTTGATTTAACTTGGATACGCTTAATTGCCTTAGCGATACTCACATCGCTTACAATTGGGAGCTGAGAAAGAGCTTTATGTGTAAATTGATGATATAAGTTGTTTAGCGTAGTAGGAACCAGCTTGAAGAACTCACCTAGATCTGCAGATTCACTATTAGGGGTAGAGTCCATTGAATATACAGTCGGAGCAACTCCCTGTAGAGTTACTGTTGATTTTAATGTAAATTGTGGATTTGTATTTGCAAAATCCTTGATAAAATATTGCCCATCATAAAAAGACACATAGTTATTAATAGCATTTAATGGATCGGGGTCATGGCCAAAACCTAATGAAACACTGAAGTCACTTATACCGGCAGGTACGTATACTTCTTCTCTAGTTGCATATTCTATGTCTAAGCTATCATCACCTATAGCAACAGCATTCAATAGATCGCTAGTTGTTACTGTAGCAACGATGTCAGCTACAGATTTATTAAGTAGTGGGTATACATTCACAGATGTTGCAACATCGACTATTTCAGTAGTGTCATCTACACCGGCAGTAGTCTCAACCACTGTAAAGCCAGATGTACCTGCGCTTTGTCCTGTTCTATCTCCAGTAGAAATATCAGTAACTGTAATGACAGAGCCAAGTACTGTAGCTGAAGCATAAGCAAGATCACCAGCTAAGAATACAGCTGTTTTAGTGGCTACAGCAGCAGCATTATCACCTGCAACGACTGTTGTAACCTCGATATTCCTAGAAGCACCATGAAGTGGTTGAGAAGTTCCGCCGCCAACGTCATACCATACAGCGACAGTTCCAGACGCATCCGGAATGATAAAGTAGAAGCCGTCGATAGATATATCAGCTGCACCAACTACTCCACCAAAAGCAAAACCAGTAGGTATACCACCATCAACTCCAACAGCGAATAAGCCGTTGTTGCTGTTAGTGATCGTCATTGCTGCGGCGATATTAGAAGCACTGAATTGGGAATCGATGGTAAGAAGTCCCACTGTCTTAGCTGCAACCACAGAATCTAGGTCATTAGTTAATAGAGCAACCTCAATAACTCTATCAACACCTAGTGCACCAGCACCTGGGTTCGGAGTACCACTGTTGTAGTAAACAGCTACAGTACCGCCAGCATCTTCTAGTACGAAGAAGGTAGCATCTAAAGCATCTAGAGCATTATCAATACCAGTGCCGTCAACTGTAGTCACTGTTGCTGAACCTAAGATATCATCTATGGTAGTGATATCTGTTATCTCAGCTATGCCAGGAACCGTTGCTATGCCATCAGGGTTGTATACTTCGACATACCTTGAAGCAGCATTAACTGTGTTCACACGGAATTGACCGTTATTTGCAGCGGAGATTCCGGAATCATCCAGCATGCTGATAACATCGCCAACTAATGTAGTATTGAAGTCTATACCAGGAGAGAATGTGTATCTCCAGTTATCACTACCTAGATCAACTGTAGTAAAGGTAGTAGCTGCGGTGATATTAGTTACTCTGCCTCCACCCGAACCAAAGAAGTATGTAGATAAAGAGTATCCAGGAGTATTTTCATGGGTAATAGTTGCTGTCTGAGTTGGACCTGTTGGGTATTCTATACTAAATCGAAAATTCTCACCATGTGGACCATACTCATCGGCTCTCACCATGAAAGCACCACCACCGGAAGCAGCTCCACCAGATTGGTACCAGTTTCTAGCTCTCATCCAGATACTATAGTTCTCAAATTCAGTACCTGTAATATTCTTACCCCATACCTGTAAGGTTCCAAAGGTAATGCCAGCTTCATTGTCAGCATCATCAGCTGAGAAGGAGAAAGACGTCGGAGCGAAATCCGTATTAATCCTACCTAGTCGAGACATAGGAACATCAATTGTCTTATTGACTGAATCTTGATCTAGAATGAAGATGATACTGTCTTCTGAGTTAACATCTAAAGGCCTGAATAATGTAGCTTCATCACCTACGACGTGATCTAATAGGGTTCTTGGTAATTCATGTTGAGTACCGACTCTATCGCCAGCAATCTTATCTCTAATAGAGCGATATTGCCCCTTGTTATTGCCACTTGTAAAGACAACTACATCGTCAAATTCTACATCAGCTGCAGTAAGTACACCAGTTGATTGTATGTTTTCGCTATAGACATCAACACCATCTTCACCTGGAATAGCAGTATCAGTGAGTGCTCCAGAGATACCCCCATATGTTACTCTATCTAGCCATACAGTTCTACCGACAACGCCATCCGCATCGGTATTAGTTGGAGTAGTACGTTTAAAGAAAGATACTGATGCATCTGAGTTTGAAACCCTATTAGCTATGTGAGATGGGTTGCCAAACTGCGCATCTAAGCCACTTGTAAAGATTGTAGAAGCATTACCTGCAGCTATTGGTGTAGCTATACTGCCACCATCTTCTGTGGTACTAGTTAGCTTAACAGCATTAGTCTTAAAGACTGTAGCTAAACTGTTAACTATATTATCGTTGAATGAAGCAACAAGCTCTAGTATAGGTGAAGAAGCAGGAGTCGTAGTGAACGTCCCTTTCCATAATTGAGGATACTCAGTTGCCTTGAAAGCTTCAATATCTTCTGGTGAAAATACATCATGTGCAAAACCAGTATCTACTGTGCTAGCATTATATACTTCTAAATAGCTGTCTACCCCAGCACCAAGGTGTTCTCCCTTAGCGATGACCTTATATAGTCCAGTATTGTCAGGGTGAACCCACTCTACAGCAAGGCCTGTTCCTGCTCTACTTGTTATGTAGAGATAATCACCGGGCTGTACGGTAGGAAATGTGGAAACAGAGCTTGACATCACTCTCATGACACTGCTTCCCTCGTCGGTGATGGTGATTGTATTACCAATGACTAGCGTTACATCACTTCTAGTGGTAACCGCTGAAGCATCATCTACTATTACCATCTCAGCTGGCCTACTATTACCATCAGTAGCGACGCTGTATGATCCTGATAGCGTAGTAACAGATGTTGTGCTACCTTTTGCATCATCGATTCCAGCAGTGATATTATCACCCTTTGCAATCTCAGTTAAAATCCTTAGGTTACCACTCTGTCTATTTAGCTGGAAGTCTGAATTTTGACCTGTAGTGTTTACAATCTGATTAGCGAACATATTATCAAAGTATGTTCCACCGAGTATATCAATCGAAGAGGTTGATCCCTCTTTGTTCGATACTATCTGTAAGCTACCACTTGAAGTTGCTGTTGTAGTAACACCAGCAAATTTAGCATTAAAGGCCGCTACCCAGTCGTCGACAGTAAGGGTTGGACCAATAGAGACATCGAAATCAGAATTTGTAAAAGCAGCATTTTGAGTAGGCGTCCCATCAACAGAGAGGATTAAATTACCAGCAGTTAAAATGTTCCAAGTTGTGAAGGGGTTTGAAATCACTGTAGCAGCAGTTTCTCGCTCCCTCAAAAGAGTGTTGTTCTGGTATAGCTTAATTTGAGAAAATTCAGTAGTTGGGAACTTCAGTACTGTGTTTGCAAACAATGTAGCATCATCAGAATCTCTGAGTTCAGCTACCTGAATAAGTTCTGCATCATGAGCCACAGGGAATAATAGGATTCTAGTTGAGTCTGTAGTAAAAGTGGCCTTAAATAGAGTAGACTGATCATTTATAGCAATGATGATCTCAGATACTGTAGCAGCTGATATATTGAGGAATTGTGCTGTGTTGAAGATAACAGTTTCTTCTATACTATCAACTAGTACACGAAATTGCATATTAGTTGTGATTTCAAATGGACCATCGATAGCATTAATAGATTGTGGGCGAGTTAGAGGGAAGTTAGCGAGCTGTAAGAACTCTTCAACTCCACTAGCACTCTTGAGAAGTGTATCTACAGATTGCCCAGTGAAACTAGGTTCGAATCCGCTACCATCGTCAATGTAGAGTATAGAAGGATCACCTACGACAGGTGGTTCAGTGATAACAGCAGAAGCAACTTGGCTACTATCAACAGGATCAGATATACCTAGAATACCAGCCAAAATAGCTCGTTCTGTTCCTCTAGCTAAAGTACTAGAGTAAGACTTGATTCTCTCTCTGAAGTCATCGTCACTTTCGATATCACGTGCATCAGTTAGAGCAGTGGTGTTCGTTACGGTTGCACCAACGAAAGGGATACTACTGAAAGTTGTTATGGTGTTGATTCCAGCATTACCTTGTGAGCCTGCATTATCAGCCACAATAGCTACACCAGTCACGTTGTCCTCACCAGAAGGCAATACAGCGTCTCTAAGGGTTGAGAATGCAACCTCTGGGTTCTGATTATTAGCCGGAATGCTAACGGATGTACCAGCAGGAACGAGCCTGTCTGCTGTACCCTGTGCATCTACGATGATGTCTGAGATCAAGTGATCCTTCTGCAAAGCAGAGGCCAATGTGATTGTAAAAAACGATGTATTATCTACAATAGCAGTATATGAGATTGGGCCTTCGAAATTAGCTGTACCTCTACCTATATATAGAACACCAGTCGGATCCCAACCTAAAGCATTGTTTACGAAAATTGTAGTTTGACCTGCTATAGGGGGTAATTTAACTTGATATAAACCAGTACTTCTTTTGGTGATATTGCTATCACTAATAGTTATGTTTCCAGTTGATTTAGCAGCAACGATTCGAGTTAGATCGAAATCAGCACCTCTAGCATCGAGGTCATTGTTGCCAATAGCATCAATGCTCAATAATTCTAGTAAGCTAAGGATAGCAGCATTGTTCTCAAAGTCATTTTGAGCAGCAGCTTCTAGCAGTGTTAATAGAGCTGAACCTTCGTTCACATCATTTAGAGCAGTATCGGCCACGACCTTTCGGATCATAGCTCCTAGAAACTCATTATAGGTTTTTATGGTTATTGTAATGATATCACCTCGTTATAGGTAAATGTTGATTTAATCTTTCGCAACGGAGTGCCTTTCCTAATAGAGCGTAAGATAGATGTTTCTGACATGCCTGTGTCTTTTGCAGCTTCATGTCGATCAGCATATTCTTTACCTGTTTCTAATTTGATAAATTCCACTATTTGTCATTTAGGGGGCCTTAACCTGTATTAACTGAAAAACTGATTGGTACAACTGATCCAGAACCAGCCATTCGGACTTCTAATCTCACCAGCATGGCTGAACCTGACTTAGATACCCTAAGAGTTTCTACCCGTTCAAATCTAGGATCTACCTCTATCATACCATTTATTGAAGTAGTTATCTCTTCTATGGCCTCAGCAGTATCAGTGAATTTGCGTCCCTGCAGTGAAACAAGCCCGAAAGTGCTATGTCTTGCACCCGACTGCCCTTGTTCACTTACCATCTTGATCTTTATTGCCTGTACCGCATTAGGTATGCCAAAGCTTAGCTGTAAATCACTAGTAGGCGTGAAGACTAAATCAAAAGCACCACTTAAAGCCAAATCAACTCCTGCCCGTTTCTCATCTTCACTTTTATCGCTAAGGAAGAATGGTTCTTCTCCTGGCTGTAGACTAGCTTCTTCAGAAGTGGGTATTTGAACTAAAAATAAACTACTAATGGTGTTTGGTAAATATACTCTAATGACTGCTTGCTCTAGAAGCTTGTACCTTCCTAGATCGCCGTCTCCGCCTAATTCTAGGACTATCTCGCCGCTTACAGGCACTTCTTTGATATTGATAATACTCCGTTGATCTGGAATCTTCTCTATATTAGATGTAAGGAATATCTGTTGGCCTATATAGAACTTTTCAAGATTAGGTTCTCCAGCTGTATCTTCTTTTGATACATTGATTTGGTTGCCATTACCGTTAGATAGTAGAAAAACTTTCTTACCTATTTCATCTATAAACGGTGGACGAAGACCATTAGCTATAACGATCTCCATCCATCTATCTGGATCGTTAAGATATCTCTGAGCAAGATCCTTCATATCATCACCAAAGTTCATCTTAACTAGAAAAGCTGATTTACCTGTCTGGATGCTTATATCATCATTATTGGCATTTGCTCTAGCCAAAGCGAATGGGTCAACAGAGACTGTTGTAAGCACGTCTCTAGCATTAGCTAGGATAAAGTCTATGGTCTTTATTCCTTCTTGTAGAGCCTGCATATTCTGTACATCTGAGGGAGTGATACTTTTTAATGGAGCTACAGCACTTCTATTGAAAGAAGCATTATAATCTACATCAGTTCCGCCAACTATATCTGCTAAACTATCTCTTGCACTAGCTATCTCACTACGTAGAGCTCTAAAATCCGTCTTGATGAACCTACTAATCCTCGTGACTTCAGCCTCTGTGATAGCCCTCTCCTCCTTGGTTAAAGGTATTGAGTTTATCAGGATATTAGAGAATACATTTTGATATTTATCTAAAGTAGAAGATCTTGAGAAAGGATTGACAGTCTGGTTCTGACTAGATCTCTGTACTTCTATTAAACTAGATAGGGTTTCTATTTCTGTAATTAAGCCATTGGGGTTTATTGCCGTAGGAATAGTGGCTGCCAGACTAACTTTAATTATTTCCCAATTATCTCTAAAGTATGGCCAACGTAGCGGAATAATACCAGGGATTTCTGCTAGTGTTAGAGCAGAACCTCGCTTATTCTTAATCCAAAAATTTAGATCTCTCATTGAAGCGAGAGCACTGTCAATTATTGCCATTTAAAAGAGACTCGCTAGTGTAGAAACTAAGTTTAAAGCTCCGCCTAATGCGTCGCCAAAGGCATCTAGTGGCCCAACACCATCAAGGCCAACAGATTGTTTAAAGAACTTTTCAAATAACCCATCACTAAGGCCACCCGTAGTTTGTCTCATATTAAAGCATTTGAGCTTTAAGACATAGTTATAAACCATCGGGTCAGACGCATCCCTAATGAGTGAGAAATCTATAGGCACACAATCGTATTTGACATTATCTTTATAGTTTATGAAAAGTAACGGGTGATAGCCGGTTTTTTTAAAACCGGCTTTACCTAAACCAGCGGCATCTTTCTTATATAACAGTAGAAATCTATAGAAGTTGTGAAAAGCTGCATATCCACTTTGCTCAGGTAGTACACCCGTCTTAGACAATGCTTCTTGTCCGCTGAATAATGAATCAATATCTGATGAAATCTGACCAATGGCTCCAATGGCTCCAGAACCAATCCCAAAGTCATCTAGAGTATCAAGGATTCCGCCTTCTGCAGGGAAGTTATGGGTTTTTCTACCGTCTGAGCGGTACTTACTAAAAGCAGCACCAGAACCAGCCGTAGAGCCAGCCCAATCTTCATTGTGTTCCACGGGGGCAAAGTGCTCAGGCGTTATTCCTGTGGTACCGGATATTGTTACATCCCAGTATCTTACCTCAGAATGCTCTTCTACGATGCCATATAAGGTTGTCATGACATTTGTAGCGAAATGAGTATGGGTTGAAATATTCTTAGGGGTTATAGGGAGATTGAAAGTTATCCTTCCCTCAACGTTCTGGTTAGCGAAAATACTTGCTCCAATCGCCCCTATGCCTGATGGAGGACTACCTCCATATTGGCGTCCAACCCATTGAAAAGCATATGGATGGGCTTCATACCATCTCTGAGGCTTCACTTTATAGATCTTGTCTACTTGTTCATTATAGGCGTCGATAGCACTCATATTTTCTCCTTGCCCCTATATTATATAATAGAAGCGCTTAATGGCTCGACTTCAGTTATCTCGCCCTTGATTCCACTACACATTTTAGATTTCCACTCTTCTATCTTCGACCATTCTGGGGACATCATGAACGGTAGAGTTGGACCACCTTGAGAATCGATGAGGGTTACTTCTGCTAGAATATCAATGAATTGCTCAATCTGGTCAAATAGCTCCCAATCTGAGTTTCCTATGGCTATTTGAGTAGCTCCAATTGAGATAGTATCTGCTGTAAGGTTGTAGTTTAGATCTACGTAGATATTCATCTCTACATCTGCAGTCATATAGATATAATCACTGAATAGGTTGAGTCCTTCTTGATTTAAGCCAGAACTATCAGCATCTCCAAGTTCAATACGTCTATCTCCAGACACAATGACGATATTTCCGGTCTGCTTCTTCATCTTGATTATCTGACCATTATCATCGGCTATTGTATAACTCCCTTTATCATCAAATAGGAAGTAGGATCCAGCTGTTGTTGGGTTGTATGATGGCTCAGGTAGAGAAGCTCCAGTAGGAGGTGCCTCTAGCAGTGCCGAATTTATAGGTGCACCATTATAGGTTACCTTATAACAGCCGTCTTCTGTTATACTAGTCTCTAACCCTTGGAAACATGACATATAAGCTATGCCTTCTTCTTGTATCTTAGGCTCTCTACCTGGATGACTGATGCCACCTATGATAACACCCTCTCTACTAGTTCCACCTAGTTCAGCAACTAATACAACATCACCTGATCTAAAGGAATAATCACCGGCACCTTTAACTCCAGCTGCCACAGCTGCTGCTGGGGACTTTAGCCAAGGCCTCAGATTGAACTCTTCAAAATTATGTATACCACTGAATTTAGCTAGTTGTACACATTCCATGCCGAAAGCTCTACCAGCTCCATGAACCTCTACTACATACTTAGTACGGCCAGATACATCGACTTTCATCTCTCTGATAATAGCTATCTGTAGTGTAGTGCTACGTTGCTTAATCAAGGAATTTTGTTTTGCGCTACCGAAGTAGTCAGAATTTAAAGTTGCATATTTACTCATTAACCTGTTGGATCTCCATCTGTTGATGTTGACCATACATCAACATTAGTTGTATCATTCCATTCTGTTGGAGCAACCTCATCTATTGCTATATCTGCAGCTTCATTAGTCTGATTTCCATCTTTATCAGTAATAATCCCACGTGAGAATCTTACAGTGGTGACAAAGGATCGGGCGCCATTGGGCTTTACAGTGAATGAATGAGATAAGCTTTCAACATGACATGTTAAGAAAGTTTTATCGGCACTATTTTGTCCGCCTTTACCATCTTGCATTGCAAGTTGCTCTTCATTGAAGTTACC